CCGGGATACGTGAAGATTTACCCGCTCATGACAGGGGGAATTTTGCCGACAGACGAAATACTTTCAGCAGTTCTTGAGACGTGCAACGCTGACGACATAAGGCCATTGACAGACTGCGTGTCAGTTCATGCGCCCGAAACCGTGAATTATTCCCTCAATGTTACGTACTACATTGACCGGGCAAAGGCTACACAGTCGGCGGAGCTTCAAGCGGCAATAGAAGCCTCTGTGCATGACTGGGTAACGTGGCAACGCTCGAAACTGGGACGCGATATTAACCCTTCCGAGCTGAATCACAGAATGATAGCGGCAGGGGCAAAGCGAACGGAAATAACATCGCCCGCGTTCACGGTGTTAAAGGCGTGGCAATTGGCGGTATCAGAGTCAACAGCAATAACATTCGGGGGGCTTGAAGATGGCTAAAGACATTGAGCTAATATCCCTGAACGACATAATACCGCCGTCAATATCAGGCGACAGGCACATACAATCCATAATCAGCGCGACAGACCCGCAATTGCAGGAAGTCTCCCAAAGTATCAGGGAGGCTTTTATTATTTCGCGGATAGATGAGCTTCCCGAAAATGTGATTGATTTGCTTGCGTGGCAGTGGCATGTTGACAACTACGAGCCTGATTTGCCAGTTGCGACAAAACGCGGATTAGTCCGGGACTCTGTGAGATGGCACAGGAAGAAAGGCACTAAGTCAGCCATAAAAACCGCGCTTGAGAGACTCGGATTTGTGCCTACGTTCCTTGAATGGTTTGACATTGGGACTAAGCCTCATACATTCGAGATTTACGGGCATTACCGGGAAAATGATTTGAACGTGTTTTTTCTCGGACCTGACACAGAAGAAATTCTGACCCGTGTTGTTGAAATCACAAAGCCAGCCCGCTCAAAGCTAATCAGTCTGATAGTCGCTCCGATCCCGCCGGACATGAAGGAACATGCCTGCTACTGGGACAAATGCATTTGGGGACATCCTAGAATTGAGCTTCACGACTGGGGATTACTGCCCCTTCCTGTGTTCGAGAATGACCCGCTTACGAGTATTGATTTTGTTCACGGCTTTAACGTAATCAGCGACACTCAGCTTTGGGATATATCAACATGGGGCGGAGTTCCTTACAGAGAATTGCGGTATGGGCAAGATTTTGAACACTGCATTTTCGCAAACCTCAACAGGATAAGCACTGCTACATGGTTCATTCCGTATGAATGGGCGGGTTTCTCATGGGAGGATTCAGAGAGGTATTCACTTGATTTTGAGACGTACTACGAGCGGGGAAGCAGAGCTTATACAGACATTAAGCCTTATCCTTTGGGGATGGATTATTTCCTTAACATGCTCGCAGACCCTCAGATTAGGGAGCCGATATGCGGACATAGTTTCTTGCGAGGGATTCTCGCAGAACTTCAGCGCGAAAACACTGCTACATGGTTTATCCCTTATGCGTGGGAAAAATTCACGTGGACAGAGGCAGAAAGATATTCACGGGACTTTGAGATGTACCACGAGCGCGGAATGAGAGTCAGCGCGGGGATTAAGGCTCAGCCATTCGGGACGGTTTACTTTGTCGACATGCTTGCGAGCCTTCAGCCGTATTGGGACTGCTATACGTGGTATCAGCATACTGACTGGGGCGAGATTTTCGGCATTCCGCGTTTCGCTCCGGGTTTCATTCGAGACAACAAAGCCTCCGTGCAATGGGACGAGTCAGAAGCACCCTATGCGAAATGGAGCAGGTTCAGGACATGGGGCGATTCGACTTGGGACAAATCACCCGCTGGCGCAGGAACTTGGGAGACTGGAGCATGGATTGATGACTATGATTTAGAGGAGGCGGTCTAATGGCAGCTTTAGACACGAGCGAATTGTGCCCGATACAGGGGCGAAGGGAGGATTTTAATATATGGTAATGAATATTGTTGACAGTTCTTCAATCAGGTATTCTTTGATGGAGATAGTGCAGGACGCGGCGGAACGTGAGCATGTTGAATACGATGCGGACAAATGCAAAGATATCTGCGACTTGTTGGCCGATATTTGCGAGCATGTGATTAACATGGAACTTTTTAACGTTTAACGAGGCGTAACAAATGGCAATATTGACTTATTCGGCACGGACTCTTTTAGCTAAATTTTTGGTTACACGGCCTTTGTATCTGGCAATCGGGAAGGGCAAAACTTCATGGGACACAACACCAGAAGCTCCCGATTATGAAGATACAGACTTATTAGACACAATCGGCTACAAGAAATTAACGCGCTCATTCTTTGTGAACGAGGACGATAACGGCGAAATTGATTTACCGGGCGGACGGTTTTATTCCGCGTCAGAAATACCGACTCGGCATGTGTGCTTGGAGTTCCAGTTCAAATACGGCGAGGCGGTTGACGTTGAGATTCGCGAGGTTGGAATTTTCGCTGACACTGTAATCACGGGCGGACTTCCGTTAAACCAGACATATTTCGCGCCGTCTCAAGTCGTAACAAAAGGAACTCTGATTACTCTTGAACATCTTGAAGCACCTGACACATTCACGCCTAACAAGAAGGGCTGTTACCGCACAGTCTTAACGATTTAGGAGGCGGAGAATTTGACGGGGGAAGAACTGAAGAGCCTAATCGGAGTTGCGGATTATTACAACCGTTACGACAAGGCTAAAAACTGGGACTATGTAGCAATCCTCGTAGGATGCGCTACTCAGGCGGCGGAAATCAACGAGATACAGAATATCTTTGAGGACAAATTGAAGGCTGTCGGCTCGTCTATCTATGAGCAGGGAATGATTATTGACGGGTGCGGAATCTCGTACAGCTCATCAGGCAGGAAGGCTACACTTCAAGCGGGGCTGATATTTCTTGACGGCCTTGTGTATGAAGTCGGAGCTAAGGAGCTGAATATTTCAGGGTCAGCAGTAATAGGAGTCTGGAAGATACACAGCGTTTTGACTCATGATGAGGACTCCTCGCTGAGGAATCCCGCGCTAGGTTATCCCGAATTTAGGAGTCCCGGTGCTTACAGGATAATCACCCAAACACAATGGGGATTAAGCACAGAGACACACGACAACTCTACATTCTGTGAAGTCTACAAGATTGACGGCGGAATTATAACGCGCCTTGTGAAAGCAAAGCCCGATATAGCCCGCTATGATTTCCACGCTCACGGAAATTACTCCGTTGAAGGGCTGACAGTCAGCTACGTTAATTCGGCGGGAGGCAAGCAAACATTCAGAGTCACAAAAGGACTCGCACATATTGACGGCTACGAGACCGAGATATTTCAGGATACGACATTCAGCGTGGATGAAGTTATTGACGACGAGAACATTACAAAAGAAGTAACGCAGTCGGAAACACTTTCGGGAAGCGCAAAGAAAATCACTCTGGCGCATGTCCCGGTCGAAAGAATATCAGTCGTGAGGGTAACAAAACAGCGAACAGTAACAAACCTGACTCACGGTTCGGCGGGCTGTGTTGACGAGTTGCCAGATGATTCAGTTACAAAAATTATCGAGGTCAGGCAGGGCGCAAAGTTTTACACGGAGGGTACAGATTTCCGTTTTGTGTCAGAGTCAGATGGGCTTGACTGGTCATTGTCGGGCGATGAGCCTACAGCGGGTTCAAAGTTCGATGTTACATATCAGTACCGCGTAAACGCCGGGTTTACCTTCAACACAACAAGCGTAACCGTTACGGACTCTGACTTCCTGAATGATGAGCCTATCGATGTTACTTACGCTTACAGAATGCCGCGAAAAGACATAATCATAATGCGCGATGACAGCTCGGTCGAACTGATTCGGGGTTCACCTGACGCAGTGAATCCGATTGAGCCTGACACACCATCGGGGGCGATACGGCTTGCGGTGGTCTCGCAGTCGTGGGTAAATCCTCCGGCTGTCAATAACTCAGTGAGAAGCATACAAGAACAAATAAACGAAATGGCACGGAAAATTCACGAACTGGAAGGGAGGCTGAATGATGGCAGCTAAATATGATGACAGAACCGCAAGAGGCTGGCCGCTCCCTCACAAAGCTAACAGGCTATATGATGATGTTGAACGACTGCGCGAGGCTCTGACGCTTATTGATGAGGCAATATCGGGCGTTGAAACTCATGAAGGTGTCATTGAGGACAAGCAGGACAGCTTAGAGACAAGACTCGACACGATACTTGAAGGCGCGACAGAAGACAGTGAAATTCTTGATGCCCGCGTTGACGCTCAATACGAAGTACACCCTAACTTAGGGCACAACGTCAGGAATCTTCACAGGCTGATACTTGGACTCGGCGATGAAATTATCTACGAGGGCAGTGAGTTTCAGGGACTTT